CCATGGCAGCGGCAGAGGTAGCGCGAGCGGTCTCGGTGTTCGCGATGGCGAAGGCACGGACCGGGTTGTCGACGTAGTCGGCAAGGTTGCCGGCGATCTCGTCGACAGACAGACCCCGGCTGACCCCGTCTGCCAGAGCGTTCCCCAGCCGGTCGAGCGTCGTGCCCTCGATGCCCTTGACCGTGATGTCCTGCTGCTCGAGGAGCCGGGCGAACGCCCCGTCGCTGAGTAGGCTCGCCGCTCCCGCGTTCCCAGGCTTCCAGGTGTCCCAGAACGTACCCCAGTCGGGTGGCACTGGCGCGTCGCCGAGTCCGGCAATGACGTTGGCACCAGTCTGCTGCGCGGCCACGTACTGGCCGGCCACGTAGGAGTCCCCATACACCTGACCGAGCGCGGTCTTCAGGGCCCCGGTGTCCAGCGTCAGGTTGTCGTTGACGAAGGCCCGAGCAGCCGCGTTCTCGGTCGGACTAGCCACCGGAGTGGCTCGCGGCGTACTGGGAGACCAGCGTCCGCAGCCGCTCGTAAGACACGGACTCTGCCAGCGCTGACTGGATCGGAGCGATGTGCGCGGTGGTCAACGCTTCCTCGACGTGGCGAGCCGGGTGGTCATCCCACGCGCTCGCCTTGAGAAGCTGGCCACCGGCGATGGCTGTCTGAACGCCAGACATGTCAACGTTCAGCTCGTCGCGGATCACGACGTTGTTGACGATGTCCTCCGGGCTCCACCAGGCAAGTGCCTCGACAACGTCCCCGTCGGGGTCGTCACCACGGTTCCCGTCCAGGATCGGCAGGGCGTCCTCGCTCGGGATGTCTAGGACGAACCCCTGGTAGACGCCGTTCGAGCTGGTCCAGCGACCCCCAGCGGCTCCCTGCGGCACGATCAGCCCGGTCTCCTCGCCCCACTCGCGCATGGCTGCGTCGAGAGGGGTCTCCCGGTCCTCGATATGGCCACCGGGAAACTCCCACCGGCCAGCCGCGTCCTCATCGGCATCGAAGGCTCGCTGCATCATCAGCACCCGGCCGGTGTCCTCGGCATGGACAGCGAGACCAGCCGCGACGATCTCGCCGGCTGCCTTGCGCACTACGGAGCGACCCTCGTCGTTGAGCCGGTGCGCGGTGACCGCGTCGACCGAGGTGAAGGCGAAGTCACGCCAGCGACCGGCCTGCCGGCGACCCTTGACGAACCGGCTGAACGCTGCGCGCTCGTCCTCGCTCTTGATCACGGGAGTGGCTGCGGCCGTGATCTGGGCGACTGGAGCGACAGGAGCTGCGATCTGGGCAGGAGCGGGCTGGTTGTCCTCGGGATAGATCTGCACTGCGAGCGGCGCACCTTCGGGAGCCTTCTGCGGAGTGACCCCGCTGATGGGAACGAACGGCTGGTGTGGCAGGAGAGCACCAGCCAGCGGCGAGTATGTCTCCGGGTCCGTCTGTCCGCTGACAGCCATGATCGCCGACAGCGGGATCGGGCCACCCCGTGAGGTGTAGACGAATCGCTGCATCGGGTTCTCGTTGTCGATCGGCATGCCCAGGAGCTCGGAGCGAGCCTCGTCGATTGACGCGAAGCCGCTCTCGACGTAGATCTTCCAGGACTGAGCCTCAGCGAGACGGTCTTCCTTGTTCCGACCAGTGTCCAGGGCGATCTTGACGGGCAGACCGAGTCCACGCTGAAGGTAACGGTTCAGGTGGCCCTCGACGTACTGGACCCACGGCAGCGTGTTGATCCGGAACTGAATGTCGGTCTGGGTCTCACCAGTGGACCGGTTGACGTCCGAGATGATACCGAGGTCCGAGGGCACAACACCAAACGACATGGCGGTCCGCGAGGCGAGGTACTCCGGGAATGCCTTGTCGAACGCGGCAGGCCGGGTGTTGGTGACCTTCGTCCCGTTCGGCACGGCAAGAAGCTGGTGCAGCTTCGCCTGGTCACCAAGAACGACCGAGTCCCAGTAGTCCTGCCACTCGGCGACCTGGTCCGGAGAGGTGATGTCCGGGGGAAGCTCGATGAACCCAGCCGGGACACTTCCGTCTGTGAACATCTGGAGGAAGTGCCACTGGAACCGGATGTCCGTGTTCGCGTTCAAGAGCAGCGCCTCGATCGGCGCCAGGCCGAACGGGTCCGACTGCGGCCGGAACGGGACATACTCGATGTCCTCGGTCGTGAAGGCAACCCACGGCATGCCCTTGACAACCTGGTAGAACGCGGGAGCAGGAGCCTTGGGACGACGACCGTGCTCGTTCACGTACGGGAAGATCGTCGTGCCGTCGACTACCTCGAGCCCGATGATCTCGCCGGCGAAGTTGCGACGGTGGTATAGCGGCGCAGCGTCATAGCGGAGCGCGTTCTCGAGCCACTTCGACACCCAGGCGTCGTATGGCAGCTCGCGGTCCGGGAAAGCGAGTGCAACCTTCGCCGCATCGATCGCGGTGTCCAGATCGCCCCTGACGCCATCCTGGGGTAGGAACATCGGCACCATCGAGCGGATCTCGTCGATCTTGTGGTTGATGCAAGAGCGCGCGATGTCGTAGCTGTCGATGATCGCCTTGAGCGTCTCGAACGAGGTACGACCCCACGACCCACGGGAGCGCGTCGAGATGTTGACGCCAGCAGGGTAGTCCGTCGAACGCGGCTGCTGACTGTACCCCAACCACGGGTTGAGCGGACGCCCCGGCCCCATCTGCAGAGAGCTGGCCATACCCTCAGTGACCAAGGACTGCTCGATAGCAGCAGGGGTCTGAGGGTAGACCGACTTCACGAGAGACCGCGAGGGGGAACGCCTACGGGACACGGGTCGGCTCCTTCCTCTTCGTCTGCGCTAGGTTGGCGCGCCAGTCACGGGTGGTAGTTGGAACGTCAGTGCCCTCGGCACCAAGACGGTTCTTCAGGGCTGTGAGGAACGCTGCTCCTGCGGTGCCACGAGGCTCCCAGCAGGCCTGCATCACGGCGTCGCCCTCGTCTGGAGAGCGGCCGATCCGCTTCCTAATGTCGTCCTTGCCCTCGATCTGGATGCGACCGGTGCTGGTCACCTTCCAGTGAGGAGCGGTCAGGTCGCCGGTCAGACTGTCCGACGGCGGCAGGGCGAGCGTGGCACCGTACGCCGGGTCCAGCATCTCCCGAAGGTTCCACCAGGCTGCAGAGCGTGTGTTCAGGAAGTGTAGCTCGCCAGACCGGTCGGTCTTGTCGCTCGCCTCGCTCGCGTTGAACGCGGAGACGAGTCGCTTCTGCTCCCGGAGCTGGTCGACCACACCGCCACCGACGCCGATCACGTCGACCACGGCTGTCATCGTAGGGTCAGCGTTCAGCTTCCCGACGACCAGGCCGGTAGTGGCGGTCGTCGGAAGCTTCGTGTAGCACCAGATGTCCGTGACCACGATGCCGATGCGAGCGGCGAGTACGGTCTTGTCGGAGCCCTCACGGGCAACGTCAACTCCGAGCCGGTGTGGGCCCTCGATGACCGGGCGACCGGCCTCGTCCCACTCGCGCCAGCGGTCGTTCGCGTTCTCGATCCACTCGAGTGGGATGACGCCGTCCGCGTCGGACGTGTGGAACTCACCGAGGACACGGTTCGCGTAGACCGCGCTGTCCTTGCCCCACTGCTTCGCTCGCTGCGTGGCCCACTCTTCACTGATGCGACCGGCTGCCATTGCCTCATCAAGAGTGACGTGCCGCGTCCACCAGTCTTCCAGTCCTGGCTTGCGGGAGTGGATGTCGTAGAACCGTCCGCTCGGTTCACCAGGGGTGGACATCGCCACGGCGAACGCCTCGAGCGAGGCACCCTCGCGGCCGGCACCAGAGAAGGCACCCTCAGCCGCATCGAACGTGGCCGGGATGATCGCCTTGCTCTCGTCGAAGACGTAGAGGACGCTGTCGGCGTGAACACCCTCGATCAGTGCCGGCTCGTCGCTCGCCACGGCGAAGGCCTGTCCGTTGACGAGCTTGATGTTCAGGGTGAGCATCTCGGTTCGCTCGGACATCGGCTCCCGAACGAGCATGTCCCAGCGGATACGCTTGGCCCACTTACGGATCTCGGGCCACAGGTAGCGCTCCAGCTGTCTCCAGGCGGACGCGGTGCTCGCGACCTTCCAGTCGATGCCCGCCTGGTCGCGGGTGAGCGCGAACCACAGTATCAGGATGGCGAGCACCGTCGTCTTGCCCAGACCGTGTGGACCGCGTACGGCCACACGCT